AAAACAGAATTTGCACCATATTTACACGAGATAGGACACAAATATTTTGAAAATTGTGTAATTTCTATTGCCAAAAAGCATAATTTGAGTTATAATCAAAGTATAAATTTGATTAAGTCTAAAACGTCTGAATGTTTAAAGAGTTACTTGGAAAGCAATCCGAACTGTATAGAAAAACAAATTAGCGAGTATGCGAGTTTGAAGTATGGAAAGGGCAAGATACAAGAGTTATATGCGGAGTGCTTTTCAATAGTCGGTAATGATAATGAGTTGAAAAATTTATTGATTAATGTTATAAAGAGTTTGATGTAGAGAGGTGTTTGACATGATGTGGAATCCGTCTAAGGAAACAGCTGAATTGCTGAAAAAAGCTAATGAAGCTTATGAGGCAGGAGATTTAGAAGAATATAAAAGATTGCATGCCGAATTTACGGAACTATTTTCAAAAGAAATAGAAGAACACGAGAAGAATATGCCGAGTAGTTTTTGCTGATACAATAATATAAAAGCACGTCTTTGGGCGTGCTTTTTTGATACCAAAAAAGGAGAGTGGGACAAGTGAATATACGAGGTTTACCGCCTTAGCACCTATGAAACGGTGCTTTTTTTATACTCTTTTTTCAGCGTTGCAGAGAATAAAGAACAATGCTTTTTACAGGAACGCACCTGAATAAAAAATTAATTATGGAGGAGAAATAAGAATGGAATGGTTAAAGGCAATATTGGAAAAGGCGAAGATTGAGGACGGCAAGTTGGATATTGACGGAGTGATGTCGACTGTAAACTCTGAATTTCCGAAGTATGCAGTACCGAAAAATGTTTTCAATGACAAAGTTACAGAGCTTAAAACGGCGAACAAAACCATTGATGACCTTAAGCAATCCAACGCCGACAATGGGGAATTGCAGAAGAAAATCACAGAGTATGAGGGCGAGATTGAAACGCTTAAGACAAATGCGTTGAACACCGCTAAGACGTTTGCCTTAAAGGAACAGCTTGCAAAAGCAGGTGTGACAGATGCAGATTATCTTATTTACAAGCAAGGCGGAATTGACAAGTTTACATTCGACAAAGACGGCAAGCCTGTCGGTGTGGACGATATTCTTAAACCGCTTAGGGAGGATAAGACGTACTCACACCTTTTTGCCGAAAAAGGAGGAGCATATACACCAAAAGGCGGAAGTGGAAGTTCAGACGTAAATCCTTGGGCAAAGGAAACATTCAATCTTACCAAACAGGGAGAAATTTATAAAAACGACCCTGCTAAAGCAAAAGTATTAATGCAAGAGGCAGGAATAACAGGAGGAATTTAATATGGGAACAACTTTATCAGATATTATCGTACCGGAACTGTTTAATCCGTACGTTATTCAAAAAACACTTGAAAAATCGGCACTTGTGCAGAGCGGTATAGTTCAAAACGACGCAGAGTTTGACAAGCTTGCGTCACAGGCAAGTCCGCTTGTAAATATGCCGTTTTTCTCTGACCTGACAGGTGAATCGGAAACGGTTATCGAGGGTGACGACCTCACCGCCGACAAAATCAGCAGTAAGAAAGACGTTGCGGTAATTTTAAGACGTGCAAAAATGTGGAGTGCGACAGACCTTTCCGCCGCAATGTCGGGTGCTGACCCTATGGCGGCGATTGCAAGTCTTGTATCTGACTTTTGGGTGAGAGATTTACAAAAGGAACTTATCGCAGTGCTTAAAGGTATCTTCGGCACAATTCCGGCAGTATCCGACGGTTCGCCTAAAGAGGCTGAAACAAGACTTGCGTCAAACATTCTTGATATGTCAAGCGCAAGCGGTAACGGTGCAAAATGGAGCGGAAGTGCTTTTATTGACGCACAACAGCTTTTAGGCGACAACAAAGCGGAACTTACCGCCGTTGTTATGCACAGTGCAGTTGAGGCGGCACTCAGAAAGCAAGACCTTATTGATGTAATTCAGCCGTCGGGTGCAAATCCGTTCAGTACATATATGGGTAAGAGAGTTATTATTGACGACGGCTGTCCTGTAACAGGTTCTGGTTCGAGTCAAGTATTTTCAACATATCTTTTCGGCAACGGTGCGATTGCTCTCGGCAACGGTACACCGGAAAAGTTTGTTGCAACCGAAACAGACAGAGATAAGAAAAAGGGCAGTGGTGTTGACTATCTTATCAATCGTAAGACGTATATTCTTCACCCACGCGGTGTTAAGTTTACGGACGCCGATGTTGCAAATACGGAAGGTCCTACGCGTACGGAACTTGCCAACGCAAAAAACTGGACACCAGTATATGACCCTAAGCAGATTAGAATTGTCGAAATGCGTCACAAGATTTGATGAGGTGACTTATGGATGAGTATATAGCTGTTTTTGCGGATATGTACGGCATAAGCGAAGATGACAGAGGAAAAGCCGAAAGATGTATTGAAAGCACAATCGAATATATCAAGAATTATTGCCATATTGACGGTATTCCCGATGATTTAAAGCATACCGTTATACTTATGGCGGCGGACTTGTTCCGCTATGATATATCGGCATCATCGGGACGATACGACAATGTAACGTCAATCAAAGAGGGCGATGTTACGGTATCGTACGGCAGTAATTCAAGCAGTATGTCGAGCGTGTTTAAAGACTACAAAGCAAGGCTTGCACGTTTCAGAAAGTTGGTGTGGTGATGAATATGGTAAGAGAGGCGATTGAAAGACTGTATAAAGGCTTATGTTCTGTCAAAGTGAAAGTTTCAAGCGTGAATGAGGAAACAGGAGAAACTGTATTTACCGAAAAGGCTGTTTTAACGGAACAGCCTTGCCGACTTTCGTTTCAAAGCCGAAATTCGGCGGCAAAGGACGATGGATACAGCACCATATCGCAATCGGTTGTGCTTTTTATTGCGCCGGAGGTTGAAATACCGTCGGGCAGTAAAATAACCGTTACACAAAACGGAAAAACAACTGACTATTGCCGTAGCGGTGAAAGTGCGGTTTATACATCGCACCAAGAAATTGCACTGGAATTATTCGAGGATTATGCGTAATGAATGAGATTGATTTTTCACAGCTTGAGAAATTACAAAAGCAAATGGAAAGTGCGGATTACACCAAAGCTTGTGTATCCGCTATGAATGAGATTTCTCAAAGAGCACTTAAATATATAAGTAACGTAACAAAGCCAGGGCATTACAAAAACGGTAAAGTGGGCGGTACACTGAAAAAGAGTTGGCAAACAGAAGAAACGACAGTAAGCGGAAGTACGGTAAAAGGCGGAATATACACCGCTCTTGAATACGCTCCTTATGTGGAGTTCGGACACCGTACAAGGTACTTCGCCCAATTACAAGCCGAAGAAAAACGGCAAAAAGTGGGTTGAGGGCAAAAAATATCTTAACACCGTAGTACCGAAAGTCGATAAGGTAGCACCGAAAATACTTATGCGGAAGATGGAGGAAATACTGAAATGATGACGAGTATTAAAAATGCAGTAACAAAAGCTATTTATGACTGTTTCGGCAATGCGGTTTATACCGCATACACCGAACAAGGTTTTTCCGAACCTTGTTTTATCGTTGAGATGTTTCCGCTTAACGTACAGGCGACAAATACGTTTTTGGACGATGAAACGCAGACGGTACGAATAAGATATGTTCCGAAAGATATAAGTCAAGATGAATTTATTTATGTGGCTGAAAAATTAAGAGGTTTGTTTTTATACAATCCGCTTGTATTGTCCGACGGTATGCGTATAAGAAGTTTTAGTATAGATTTTTCTTTGGAAAACTACACGCTTGTGACGGAGCTTGTATACAATTACACCGTTAAGGTGAGAAACGAAAGTACATACGATAAGGCAGAAGATTTGATATTAGGAGGAGATTTATAATGGGTTTACCTGAAATAAATATAGTGTTTCAGTCCAAAGCTGAAACGGCAATTAAACGAAGTGCAAACGGCATTGTTGCACTGATTTTGCGTGACGCAACCAAAAGCGATATTACATCATATTCGTATACAAATGAGAGAGAAGTTGTAAAATCTCATTGGACAACCGCAAATTATGATTACATAAGCAAGACGTTCCTCGGCGGACCGCAAAGGGTTATTGTTGAGAGAATAGGTGCGGAAGATACCTATGACGACGCACTTGCACGATTAAAAAATAAAAAGTGGAATTACCTTGCAATACCGTCGCTTGCCGATAACGAAAAAGATATTGCGGATTGGATTATTGCACAGAGAAGTGCGAAAAAGACTTTTAAAGCCGTACTTCCGTATGCGGCGAATAATGAGGGTATTATAAACTTCGCAACCGATGATATAAAAGTCGGTACAAAGGTTTATACCACTGCCGAATACTGTTGCCGTATCGCAGGACTTTTGGCGGGATTGCCTATGACAGAGGGTGCAACGTATCAAACTCTTGCGGAGATTGAAAGCATAACGGAAAGTACAACTCCGGATGATGATATTGACGGCGGTAAGTTTATACTTATCAATGACGGTGAAAAGGTTAAAGTCGGCAGAGGTGTCAATTCGCTTGTAACCTTGTCGGGTGATAAGACGGAGGATATGAAGAAAATCAAGATTATAGACAGTCTTGACCTCATAAGAGATGATATAAAAGCGTCGTTTGAGGAAAATTATATTAACGTTGTAAACAGTCACGAAAATAAAATGTTGTTTATCGGTGCGGTTAATCAGTATTTTAAGTCGTTGCAGTCACAGGGCGTATTGTATGACGGTGCGGATTGCAGAGCTTATATTGACGTTCAGTCACAACGTGAATGGCTTGCTCAAAAATATGACGTGTCAGATTGGACAGACAGTGAGGTCGAAGTGGCAAATACGGGAAGTATCATATTTGCGGGGGCTGATATTACAATACAGGATTGTATTGAAGATTTGAGTTTTAAAATAGGATTGGAGTGATAGATAATGGCTGAAAGTGTTAAACCGAGAGGTAATCAACTTTGTTCCGGTACATTCGGTAAACTTTGGATTGACGGAAGTCTTGCCTATGAAGTGTATAAGTTCGAGGCAAAGGAAAAGACAAATCGTGAGAGTGTAAGCTTTGCCGGCGATACAACGAACGATTCAAAACTTATGGGCGTTGACTATGAATTTTCATATACCGTACGAAAAGTATATTCAAGAGGTAAAGAAATAGCCGACGGTCATAAAAAAGGTAAAGATACAAGACATACATTGGTGGCAAGACTTGAAGACCCCGATAACGGCGGTTATGAAACAATTCAACTTGATAATTGTTGGTATAATGATGTGTCACTTATGAATTTTGAAAACGGTAAGATAGTTGAGGAAGAATTCAGCGGCGGTCTTACCGACTATGACCTTACATCTACAATGAATGCGTAAAAACGGAGGTAAAAGATTATGGATAAGAATACAAAAATTACTCTTGCGGAACTTATTAAGCGTAAGGAGCAAGTGCTTGAGGCAAAGAAAAACGTAAAAAGAGCGAGAGTTTATGTAAAAAGCCTTGGTGGCGAGATTGTTATAAAAGCACCGACAAAGTCGCTTGCAACAGAATCGGCGGAAATGGAAAAGGACGGTGACGCTCACCTTGTTTATGAGTGTGTTGCCGAACCGGATTTACATTCAAAAGAACTTCAGGAGGCATACGGCTGTACATATCCCGAAGAAATCGTAGAAAAGATTTTTGACGACGGCGAAATCTCACCGATTGCAATGGAGTGTATGAAACTTGCGGGATATATCGACAGTGTAAAACTTGTTGAAGAAGTAAAAAACTGATAGAGGCAGATGATGAACTCTATATGATACATCATTATCTGCAAAGAGGAATATTGCCCGAAAAGGTGCTTGCAAGACCAGAAATTGAAAAAATATTTTTCCTTGCAAGTGCCAAAAAGGCAAATGATGACGAGTACGCAAAGTGGAAGGCGTTGGGAGGTGAATAATTTTGCGGAGCAAAATTATAGCGAGCAAATGCCGTGCATTTGTGATAGCGTAGGGGGTGAATAGTTTTGCAGAATAAAAGTTCGATAGTTCTGAATATGAACCTTAATGCGAGTGGATTTGCCCGAGGGATAAAAAGTGTAATCGGCAGTGTCAAAAATATGAATGAGTCGATGAAAGACGCAACGAACAGCGCCTCAAAGATGTCTTCTGTAATGAAAGGTATAGGGAGCAGTGCCATAAAAGTCGGAAAAGGTTTAGCGGTGGCAGGAGCGGCTGCGGCGACTGCCGTAACGGCTTTGGTTTCAAAGTCTGTCGGTGCATTTGCTGATTATGAACAACTTACGGGCGGTGTAGAAACGTTGTTCGGAGCAGGCGGAAGAAGTGTTGAGGAATATGCACAGAGTGTCGGTAAAAGTGTTTCTGATATTCAAGGGAAATACGACAGTTTGATGAGTGCGCAAAATGTTGTATTAGAAAATGCAAATAAGGCATATATGACTGCCGGAATGTCGGCGAATGAATATATGGATACTGTTACGGGATTTTCAGCGTCATTAATATCAAGCTTAGGCGGAGATACAAACAAGGCGGCGGATTACGCAAATTCGGCATTGGTTGATATGTCCGATAATGCAAATAAAATGGGTACGGATATGGAGTCCATAAAAAATGCGTATCAGGGATTTGCAAAACAGAATTATACTATGCTTGACAACTTGAAGTTAGGTTACGGCGGTACACAAGAGGAAATGAAACGACTTCTCAGTGACGCAGAAAAACTTACGGGACAGAGGTACGACATTTCATCATTTGCCGATATTACACAGGCTATTCATGCAATCCAAACGCAAATGGACATAACGGGAACAACGGCAAAAGAGGCAAGCACGACAATAAGCGGATCGTGGGGGTCACTGAAAGCGGCGTTTGAAAATACTCTTGTCGGTTTGACAACAGGCGGAGAAATGTTTGATCAGAGTTTGGATGCACTGGTTGATTCGGCTAAGACGTTCGGGCAGAATGTTATACCGGCAATAACGGGTGCGTTAAGTGGCGTAGGTTCGTTAATTGAGAGTTTGGCTCCTGTAATTGTAGCAGAACTTCCGTCAATGGTATCCGATATACTTCCACACCTTGTTTCAGCCACAAAGAGTTTGGTTACCGGTTTAATCAGCCAATTACCTGCATTGGGAAAGGCTGTTTTAGATGCAATACCATCAATTTTTGACGGTATGACAGATGTAATCGGTGAAAGTTCTGTAGGAAAGCTAAAAGGGTCGTTTGAGGGACTGAAAAATACCATAACTGATACATTTTCAAACATTGGACCAATGCTTAAAGATTTCTGTGAGGGAGGTATATCAACATTCTGTGACGCATTATCTACGGCTATGGATTTAGCCAGTGGAGCTATATCGGTAATTGAGGCATTATCTCCGGTAATAGGAGCAGTTGCAGGGGCGATAATCACATACAAAGGTGCAGTTTTGTTGTGGAATGCAGCTGAAACGGCTAAAAATGTTGTTATGGGTATTTCAACAGCCGCACAATGGGCGTTAAATGTAGCTATGACAGCAAATCCGATTGGTATTGTCATTGTGGCTATCGGTGCATTGGTAGGGGCGTTTATTGTATTGTGGAATAAGTCCGAAGGATTCCGAAATTTTTGGATCAACCTATGGGAAAAAGTTAAAGCGATTGTTACAAGTGCATGGGAAGGAATAAAAGCCGGATTTGAAAAGATAAAAAACGGAATATCAGCAGTCAAAGAAAAAGTGTCTACAATGTGGAACGGCGTCAAAGAAAAAACGTCAGAATTATGGGGCGGTGTTAAAAATGTTGTATCGGAAAAACTGAACAACATAAAAAGTGCCTATGACGCGCACGGCGGGGGACTGAAAGGTGCTACATTTGCGGCAATAGAGGGTGTCAAGGAATACTACAGGACAGGCTATGACGCAATTAATCAATTAACAGGCGGTAAGCTCGGCGAGGTTGTCAATGCAGTCGGTGAAAAGATGGAAGTCGTAAAAGGTAAATTCAGCGAAGCGTTTGGCAATGTGAAAAACACCGTAATGACTATTTTTGAAAACATTAAAAATGGTATTACTGAAAAAATCAGTGCGGCGGTGAACAAAGTCAAGGAGATATTCGGCAGTATTGCCGACAAGGTATCGGAAGTTTGGGGTAAGATTAAAGGAATTATCAAAGCGCCTAAGATTGTACAAAAAGGTACGGTAAGTATAGCCGGTGTCAGTACACCGATTCCGAAACTTGGACTTGAATGGAATGCAAAAGGCGGTATTATGACACGTCCGACAGCGTTCGGATATGCAAACGGAAAAGTCCAAATGGGCGGAGAGGCAGGAGCAGAGGCGATACTTCCGCTTAGAACATTTTGGAATAATTTAAGTCAATACATAGCCGAAAGCAACAAAGGCGGCAATACTATAACGAATGAAATTAAGATAGTTATAAATGCCGACAACAAAACCGCCGATGAAATCGCCGACGACGTTATAAACGTAATAGTTCCTAAAATTCAAAAATGTATGGCAAATATGTAGGGAGGCAAAATGTTAGATTTTTATTTAAGTATAAACAACAGTGAAGAAGTTATACATATTCCCGTCACGCCGTCCGAATTTACCGTATCGAGTTCACAAGGTACGGAAACTTTTGAAACGGCAAATTACGGTTGGATAAAAATTATCGGAAATCCCGAGCTTAAAACTGTATCGTGGAGCAGTTTCTTACCGATGACCGACTATCCGTATTTAAGGGACAGAAGTATGAAAGGGCAGGAATACGCAGACAAGATTGAAAATTGGCGTAAACGTAAACTTCCGATAAGGCTTGTCATTACTTCCACGGGTATTTGCAATGTTGATATAAATACAGCGGCGGCAATAGATAAGTTTGATTACAGTGTAGGCGCAGGCGGCGATTTGAATTATTCAATCGAGCTTGGAGAAGTAAATCTTTTAAACGATGTACAGGAGGGGTTGACAGTGGCGCAGTATGATGAAATAATGGCGAGAATTGATAATATAGAAGAAAGGCTTAGCAGTGTTGAAAACACAATGATATATAACTATATGGACGATAATATGCCGTCTTGGGCTAAACCGACTATTCAAAAGTTGATGGACAGAGGTATTATAAGCGGTACAGACGATAACGAACTCGGTCTTACAATGGATATTATTCGTACACTTGTTATTATTGACAAAACAGACGGATTTGAAAATTATACGGTTGACATTATGCCGTCATGGGCAGAGGCGACTATTGAAAAGGTAAAAAGAAAAGGCTATCTAAACGGTGACGGCGAGGACGGATACGGTTTGACAAAGAGTATGATACGTTTGCTTGTTATTATGGATAATGCCGGTTGTTTCGGTGATTAAAAATTTTGCAATATTTCCTTTTGTGATATAATAAAACAAAAGACAAATTAAAAATTTCAAATAAGGCTTAGAAAGTACATCGAATTTCGATGTACTTTTTTTAGAAAAAACTCTTGACTTTTGTCCGTACATATGCTATTATATATGTACGGACAAAAGAAAGGAGGTTTTGCAAGTGTCCCCAAAAGGTAGACCTACCCAAGCCAAGAAAGATAAACGCTTTGAAATACGGCTGACATCTGAAACATATTCAACACTTGAAGAATGTGCGGAAAGGCTCAACTTATCCAAAGCCCAAGTTATCCATAAAGGAATTGAGTTGGTAAAAGAAAACTTAGACAAAAAATAAAAAAGCTCTTGACACTATCTTGATAGTATGATATTATGATAGCACGAAAGGGGGCGAGGATATTAAACAAGTAGTAATTAGGTTGTCTGATGATGTTCATGCAAAACTTAAATTGAAAACGGTAAAAGAAAATACATCTATCCAAGATGTGATTGAAAGATTTATTAAGTTTTATGTATCAAGCGATGAGCCTGTCAATATCAATTTTAAAACTACAGAAAGTGTAGAGAAAATTCATTCTGATAATGATAATAGAGTTTTGAAAATAGATGTCAATAAAGCGGATTACAAGCCAAAAACGACAGATGAAATATATGAAATAATTAATAAAGGCATCAATCAAATAGTGGAGCAAATTGTCTCGGACAACAAAAATGAAAAAAAAGAATAGTCTGCACTTCCGACCAAAGAATTCACAGACTATTCAACACGACAGGAATACCTATCTATAAATATTATACTATAGATTAGGTACTTCTGTCAAACATTATTTTGATAGGAGGAAAATATAGTGGAAAATCAACTAATTAACATCGCAAACAACAATGGGGTACTAACAGTAGGAAGTGTAGAAGTAGCTCGACATTTTGAAAAGCAGCACAAACATGTTTTGCAAACTATTCATGATTTGGCGGCCGAAAATTCGGCTGCGAAAAATATGTTCATAGAAAGCACTTACGAAAATAGAGGAAAGCAGTATCCGCAATACTTAATTACTCGTGACGGTTTCTCTCTTTTGGTAATGGGCTTTACAGGGAAAAAGGCTCTTGAATGGAAATTGAAGTATATAGAGGCTTTTCACAAAATGGAAACGGCATTAAAGCAGGCAATTCCTACACTTGATGTTGCAAAAGCTAAAGAACTTAAAATAAAAGAGGATAGAGCCACCGCAATGTTACTTAACGCTCAAAATCGTATGATAAAAACGCTTTTATCGAACACTAAGGACAAAAACTTATCACAGATTGCGATTGATGTTATGGGTATTAAGGCGGTGGAGCAGATAACGGGTAAGAATATGAACCAGTATTTACCCGAATGTGAAAAGCTTTATTCAGCAACGGAAGTCGGTGGAATGTTCGGTGTATCGGCTATGAAAATTGGCAAGACTGCAAATGCAAGCGGACTTAAAAATGATACATACGGTAAAATGGTTATGAGTAAGTCAAAACATAGTTCTAAAGAAGTACAACAGTTTTTATACAATGAAAAAGGTGTACAAGCTTTAGGTAAGATTTTAGGCAAGACTGTTAAAACGGCATAGGAGGGAATTGTGATGTTAAGTAGAGAAGATATAATTAAGTATATAACTAAATGCGTTGATTGTGCTATGCCGATTTTACAAGATGAAAATGGTCTTGATGTATCAAGAGGTTATAGCTTTATGTTGGATAAAGATAAAAAGGCTAAGGTACATATAGTTTTTGAAAATTGTATATGATTATAGCATTAAAGCACCTTTCGGGGTGCTTTTTCTATGCAATAAAATGAGGTGACATGATGTGCAGACGAATACCACCATAGTAAGATAGTGAAAAAAGTATACAAAAGTTTAAAAGGAGGTTTATATGGGTGTAATTGATAATGCAGTTCAATGGGCGACAGATATTGCAAATGACGACAGTCATTGGTACAGTCAAGACGTGAGATGGGGACCGCATTATGATTGTTCTTCTTTTGTTATAACGGCATATCAAAATGTAGGAGTGCCTGTTAAAGATAATGGTGCTACATATACGGGGGATATGTATAACGTTTTTATTTCGTGTGGATTTAAAGACGTAACGTCGTCCTGTAATCTGTCAAACGGAGCAGGTATGTTAAAAGGTGATGTACTTTTAAATAAAGCAGACCATACCGCTTTGGTACAGGCGGACGGCGGAACAACCGTTGAGGCAAGAGGAACATCATTCGGTATTGTTACCAACGTGCCTTACAGAAATTATCCGTGGGATTGTGTACTCAGATATACCAAAGACGGAGGCGGTTATATTGCAAACTGGGTTGAGAGAGAAATACCGAACATCGGAAAGTCGCTCGCAACTAAATCATATATGGCATACCAAACATATACG